GTCCCGGTGGGAGGGGGTTCCAGACTTTCGACCACCCCCCTACCTCGCGGCCGCACGTTCCTCTGCCTGCTTCGCGCTGTCGTGGCAGGCCTTGCACAGGCACCAGAGGTTCTGCTCATCCCAGAACAGCAGCTCATCGCCCCGGTGAGGCTTGCGGTGGTCGGCGACCAGGAGCGACGTGTTGCCTTCAAGCTTGCCGCACCGCTGACAGGTGAAGAGGTCACGCGTCAGGATCTTCCAGCGCAGCCGACGCCAGGCTTGCGTCTTGTACCAGGCGCGATACTCATGCCGCCGATCCCGTGCCCGACTGGCAGCAGCCTTGTCATCGTTCAGGAAGGCGACCCGGTTCTTCAGCGGGGCGAGGGGGCCGCGCAACTGCTTGAGCCGCATCGCACCCCCGGGAAGCAGATCGCCCGCGATAGACGGGCTCTGGCGGGCGTGACTGTGGATTATGGTGGCGAATATGCGCTTCAGCGTACTAAGCGTCAAGCCCCATCTTGTGGCCGCCTTCCAACGCAACCGCATCATCTGCGTGGCTGTCCCCATTTCCTGCGGCCCTGATGCCTTCCGGCCCCATTACCAGCACCTGCAGAACCGCCAGCACTAGCGCATGGGCGGCGTTCAGTGAGATCACTTGCACCACAACCTCTGGATCCTTGCGCCACTGCATGTTGGCCAGCCCATCGTATCCGATGCGCCAGGTCCAGTCCGGCGCCATTGCGTCTGCGAGACGCCGGGCGGACGTCTCGCAGCCTGCATTGCCCAGGCGAAGATCGGCAGCAAATGCGGGCGGCAGCCATGACAGGTCATCGATTACCGTCAGGGTGCCATTCATCACGGCCTGCAGGGTTTCCTGCGGAGACAGCGCGCTCATTCCTTGTACCCCTGCATCCGGTCAAGCGCACCGACCAGCTCAGCGCGCAAGGCACGACGATGCACTGTCTGGTGGCCCCATCCGAACCGCTGCAGAACCTGCGTCAGGTCCTGCCCCGCCACCACCACCATATCTACCAGGGCCCGCACCGTGATCGGGCGGCGGGCATTGTCCCGATCCATGTGCCGCCGCACGTCCATCGCCAGACCGTGGCCGATGCGGCGGTGCAGCTCGGCCAGCCAGCGCCCCTGCTGGATGAAGCTGTCGATGAAGAGGCCCGATCCGCCCGCACCGGTGGAACGTCCAGCCTCGAGGCTGGAGCAGCGCAGTGCGGAGCCCTCACGCCACTCGACCAAGGCGCGGTAATCCCGGGCGACGGCGATCTGCGACGAGCTGAAGGGCGGGACGAAAGGCGAATCCGGCGTCCGCTGCGCATGGCGCTGCGCGGCCAGGGCGACCATCACTTCCAGCTGGCACATGTCGACGCCATGCGTCCCGGCCCGCTTGCGGGTGCCGCCAGGCAGCACCTCCCAGGACTGCTCGATCCGCATCGTTCCCCGCGCCGGAGCGACGGGTGCCGCGCCCATTCCGGGGTGCGGTGTCGCGCGGTCCAGCATCGAGGCCACGGCCTTCGCCTCGCAGACAAGGCGCGCGGCCCCGCTGACCGGGTCGAAGACGGTAGAGGACAACCCAAATCCTTTTGCCCGGTCACTCATTGCACTGCCCTTTCGCTAGATTTTGTGGTTGCCGCCACTGCCTGCCCAATATCTCGATGCGGGACGAAAAGCAGAGGGAGGATGGGGAGGATGTTTTCGCTGAAAAGGGAGGATCGATGCGACACCATCCGCCAGTGAAATCCAAACCTTTTCAGAGACTTGCTATCCAGAAAGGGAGGATGGGGAGGATAGGGAGAAACTTTCTCGCATACGTGTAGAAAGACTTCCCCCCGACACTGTCGCAGATGGTCACCCCCGGACCCCGGTATCGCGCGCGCACATGCGTAGGCGAGGAACATCCTCCCTATCCTCCCCATCCTCCCCGAACGCCTTGCAAGCCATTGGAGCGGCAGGATTTCCCCCGGACCCCGATTTGGGAAACATCCTCCCTCGACGGGGCGATCCATCCTCCCCATCCTCCCCAAGCGGGCCAAACGGTGGGTGCGGGAGGCGCGCATCAGAACTCACCCCGATAGTCGGGCGTCGCGTCGGGTTCGCTGGTAGGTGAGCCGTCGGGCACCGCGCCGACGGTCAGGGCACGTCCGCGCGTGTCCTTCGGGGCAGCGTCCCAGTCCTTTTTGAAGAAGGCGGTGAGCTTGATCCCGTCATAGAACATGCGGCCGCCGGACTTCACTTGCGTGAACTTCGCCCCGGTCTTCTTAGACCGCCACTTGCGGGCATGGTCGGCCAGTTCGGTGGTGACGCGCCTGTCGCGCCAGTAGCCCATGCCGCGCGCGGTGAGCCAGTAGTTGAAGATATTCACCAGCTCGGACGATCCGATCCGGTCGTCGGTGTCGCCCGTCACCTCGCAGGCCTCATCGAGGAAGCAGCCGATCAGGTCGCTTTCCTCACGCAAGGCCTGGGTTGCCTCGGTCACCGCCTCGGGCTCGCGCAAGCCGCCTTCCAGGTAGCTGGCCGCGCCCTCGACCATCCAGGCCAGGACGCCCGGGGCCTCGGCGAACAGCATGTCGTCCATTTCCTGCTTCGGGATGCGCTCACCCAGCGGGATCTGTTCCAGGAACGGCACCAGCTTCACGCGACGCCAAATGCCTTCATCCTGCCCCTCGAACTGCGGCTTGTGGTTGCCGGACACGATCAGCTTGAAGAAGACCCGCGCCTCGACGAAGTCGCTGTGGAGCGCCCGGATCAGCAAGGGCTCGCCCCCGGTCAGTTCCTTGATCAGGCCTTCCTGCCACTTCACGCCCTTCTCGGGCTCGCTGGCGCGAACGAGACGCGCGCCGATCATGGGCACAAGGTCAGGCGTCGCATCGCCCCCGCCGCGCCGGTTGGACCCGGTCAGGCTCTCGATCTTCGCGCTGGCGGCATAGTCGCCCAGGATGCGGGCGATCAGGTCCATAAGGACCGACTTGCCGTTCGCCCCGTCGCCGTAGAGGTAGACCATCATCTGTTCCAGGACGGCAAGCATGGACAGGCCGAACAGCCGCTGCAGGTAGCCCTGCATCAAGGGGTCGGGCTGGATGCGATTCAGGAACTCGATGAACTTCGGGGCGCGGGCGTCCGGATCATAGGCCACGGCCATTCGCTTGGTGATCAGGTCGGCCCGGTCATGCGGCAGGAACTGGATCTCGCAACGGCGGACCTTGCCGTGCGTGGTGACCCTGAACTGCAGGGTGCCATTCAGGCAGTTCACCTTAAGAGGGTCGGCGTCAAGCTGGTCGAGCGGCCGGGCCAGCCCGATCCCGCCTTCCTGCAGCATGTTGTCGATCGTCTTGGAATTGCCCGCCTGCTTGGCGTGGCGCAGCCGCTGGGCGATCAGGTCTTGCGCCTGGGCGAAGATCGCGTCGATCTCGCGCCGTTCGGCCTTCAGGGCATCGATCTGCTGATTGACTTCCTTGGTCCGATCCTTGGCCGGTATGGCCTCGAACTCGGACAGCTGCTGGATCACGTCCTTGACCCGTTCCTGCAGCCTGGATTCGTCGCGTGGGTGCAGGAAGACGGTCTCTCGCGCGATCCAGTCGGACATGGTTTGGCCGCGGGCGCGGATCGCAATGTTGTCCTGGTCCTTCAGCCAGCGGGTTTCATCCCAGACATGCCAGCCGACACGGGGCACGAACATGGCGTCCCGTCCGTGGTGCAGGGCGAAGCGCCGGCCGTTGCCCACGTCATGCAGCGGCAGCTGCGAGGCCTTCTCGACACGGCCCCAGTCGATCCCGTCGCCCTCACCGGGCGGGGGAGGCTGGTCCATGCCGCCGCCGTATACCATATCATCTCCATCGGGTCCGGGATCTTGCGGATCACCCTCCGGCACGGACCGGCCCGCCAGCTCGGGCGGCAGTTCCACGTCTTCGGCCCCCGCCAGGACGCGGGCCACGGCTTCGGTATCGGCGGTCATTTTTCGCAGCTCTTGAAGAAGGCGTCGAGGAGGTAGACGGGCAGCAGAAACACGGCCAAGGCCAATCCCACGATGAAGGCCCAGCCTATGAGAGCAAGCGGTGTCATGCGGCCTCCCACGGCAAGGCCGGCAGGGTGACCTTGCGGGCTGAGGCGAGCGAGCTGCAGGTCGGCACCAGCTGGACTGTGACCTTGCGAACGCCCTCGCGCGGCGGCTTGACCGGGGCCTCGACCACCGGCTGATGCGCGACGCAGAGGCCAGAGGCGAAGTTCCAGCTGCCCTCGCGGATGGTCTTGCGGCAGTCCGGATGCGCGCACGGCGCGGTGCGGTTGCCCTGGATGCGCCTCCTCATGCCGGCACCACTTCCCGCGACGGCGGGACCGCGTAGGGATCAGCGGCGATTGCGACCAGGTCGCGCAGGGCTTGCGGGCGGCGCATGCGGTAGCGCAGCACGGGGACTACATAGGGATGCCAGTTCCAGCAAAGGCCCGGCTGCGCAACACCTTGTACAATGCGCGGGGCGACCATTGTGAAACCGTTGCAGTCAGTTTGCCCGACATACTGCTCTGCACCGTCCAGCTCCCACTGGGCAAGAATCCCAGGGCATGGGCACCCTTTGCCATCATGCTCGATCCACGGTCCCCATTCCTCAGACATCGATCCCTCCCTTGATGCGCGCATGAACAGCGGCGGCGTGGATGCGCCGCGCCCAAAGGCCCCCGGCCTGCGCCTGACCGACCCCAGCCGCCCGCCGCCGCGAATGGGCGAGGCGCTGCGCGATGCTGTTCGTCTCGCTGTTGATCTCGGCCCTGGTCCGCTTCGGAATCCGGATCAGCTGCTCGCCCTTCCAATCGGCGTCCATCACCCCACCCCCATCAGCACGTCGTTCAGATCCTTGCCGTCCGGCGCCGGGGCGATCTGGCCGCGCAGTCCCGGGCGGGCCACCATCGCGCGGCGTAGGCCCGCTTCCAGCTTCGCCCGCGTGGACTTCGGCTCGCTGTCACCGTCCTGGACGTAGACCAGCCGGGTCACCCCCACGGGCGGCAGGAAGGCCTCGGCATCGTCGAGGTCGGGCAGGCCGGAATGCCGCGTCCCCGGCACCCGCTCCTGCCGCCCGGCCATGTTGCCAAGGTCCACCCCCGCCCAGTACATCGCGGTGCTGTCGGGCTCTGCCATCCAGGCGCTGGCGGTCGTCTCGACCCCTTCGCCCATGATCAGCACGTCCGAGACGCGGGTATGGGTCAGGCGGATCGCGCCGCCCTTTTTCGACCCCAGCACCTTCTTCGATTCCACCAGCTCGCCGGTCTTCGGATCGGTGATCTTCGCCTTGCCCTTTGGCTGGTCGAGATCGAGCCAGGTGCGGTGCACGGCCGAGCCGCGCCCGTTCGGCCCCTGGATCAGGCAGAGCATGGCCGGGCCCCGGTGGATCAACCGGCGCTGGTTTTGACCTTCCTCGACCGTGTAGCCGAGCGCCGGGTGGAACCGGATGACCTTCGGAATGCCGCCCAGGGGCGCAAAGTCGATCGCTCGACGCGCGAGGTAGGCTTCGACGGCCGTCCCTTCGGGAGCCAGCCCCTGCTTCCAGATCGCCCGCGCCGCGGCGATCGACTTGCGGCGGAACTCGGCTGCCGTGGCATCCGCTTCGCGCTTGGCCGCGCGCGCCTTCTCGGCCCGGGCGCGGCGCTCCACATCGCTGATCCCGTCGACCTCGCCGCAAAGCCAGGTCAGCGCGGCCTTGAAGTCGCAGCCCCGGTCGATCTGCACCAGCTTGATCCCGTCGCCCGCGATCCCGCAGACCCGGCACTGGAACACGCCCTTGCGCAGGTTGACCCCGAAGCGGTCCGTTCCGCCGCACTGGGGGCAGGGCCCGACCAGCTCATTGCCGGACCGCTTCAGCCCGGCGATGCCCAGAAGGTGCACGACCTCCTCGATCGGGCGGGCCTTGGCCTCGGCAAGACGCGGGTCATCGGCCTGCATCAGGCACCCCCGCCCGGCGCATGGCGCCGGTTCCAGGCCGCCGCGCCGATCGCATGGACGCCGCACGTCTGCATCGGGATGTCGGCGGCTTCGATGACCGTGGCGCAATGGATGAATTCATGACCCGGGGCATAGGGCGCGTCGCAGAACCCAAGATCGACCTGCGGCACGGCCCCGCACTTTGGGCACGGCAGCAGATGCGCCTGGATTCTCTGCGCGCGCCGAGCACAGTCGCGCTGCATGGCCGCCACCTCGGGTGTCACCCAATCCGGATCAACTTCGCGGCGGCGCATCTCAGACCTCCACCAGCGCCAGCGCCCGGGTCAGGGCATCGCGCGACATGGCGAGGTCGAGGTCGAGGCTCGCCCGCAGCCAAGCCGACGCTCCGTCCCGCGTCTTACGCCACGGGGCGGCCGCCAGCAGTGAAAGGGCCAGCGGGTGGAACGCCTCGATCCGCGGGGCCTTGCTGGCCAGTGGCAAGGCGCGCTCCAGAAGATGCAGCGCCGTCTCACGTTCCGTGTCGTCGTGGCGGCTTGCGGTCAGACAGACGAGGCAGGCCATGACCAGCGCATCGGCGTTCTCGGCCTTGATGTAGCCCTGCGGCACGTCGCGGTGGGTGGAACCGTCAGCCATGGATGTCCACCCGGCTTGCATCCGGCGGCACATAGGCCATGGCCCGCGCGACAGCGTTGCGCAGATCCCGTCCCGCCTCGACCACGTCGCCCACGTTGTGCCGCCCCTGGTGCAGGCGCTGCGCGAAGATCGTGCAGGGCACGGCGAAGCCCGGCATATCGGCCAGCGCCGCCTCTTCCAGCGCCTTCGCCGCGCCGATCGGCAGCTTGCCGGTCTCGACATAGGACATTGCCATGTAGGCGACGGCATGGGCTTGGGACAGAAGGGCCAGCTCGGCGCGGGTCATGGCGCACCCCCGGCAATCTCGCCGCCGCAGGCCGCATAGCCCGCGATGTCGACCCAGTTGTCTTCATGGCCCGGGTTCCCCCACGCCCGCGTCACCTTCAGGTCGACGAGCATCAGCGCGACCTGCGCCGGGGTGACGGTAACGCCCAACCGCACCGACCAGACGGCGGCAAGCTGGGCGAAGGAGGATTCGACTTCTCCGTGGGTCGCGGCGCGGTCTCGCATTACCGCATCCCGGGCAGTGGCGAGGATCCGGGCGCGAGGGCTGACGGGCACATGTCCGCCACTTCCACCGCCTGCGGCAGTAACGCTCATGCTTCGACCTCCGCGCTCGCGATCAGGCTGCGCAGCCCAGTGCGGCCGCCGGACAGTCCGGGGCGCTCGATCACCTTGAAGGGATTGGCGCCGGACAACGCGCGAACCAGAACAGCTAGGTCGTGGCAGCCGGAATCCACGATGGCGAGGATCCACGGCCGCAGCAGATAGTCGGTGTAGGCCACCGGCCGATCCCCAAGCGACGGCGTGGCAGAGACCGACTTGCAGGCCAGCGTCACGGCCCAGTCGTTTCCGGCCTCGATCTGCTTGCGGATGAAGCCGATGCAGAAGACCTGCCGCGCCTGCTTCATCGATCCGGTGGTGTTGTAGGTCATAAGGCGGCACCCGGCTTCTGCGACCGCGGCCTCGGCCCGCACCGCCCAGTCCTCGCGCGCGGCGATCGCGGCCTTGAAGACGTGGAACACGGTGACGCGGACCGCTTGGCTGTTGATCCAGGCGAAGGCCTTGCTCTGTTCCTCGGTGCCGACCTGGACGACCATCGCCGGGACTTCCTCGATCCCGCATAGCGCAGCGGCGTGGGCGCGGTGCTGCCCGTCGATCACGGCGAACATCCCGCCCTCGACGGGCGCGACCAGGACCGGCCCGAAGCGGCTCCACTGGAAGTTTGCCGCTATCGTTTCGATCGACTTCCAGTTGCCCTTGGCCAGCGGGCGCTGGTACCGGTCATCGATCACCAGCTTGTCCAGCGGCAGCCATTGCAGCATCGGCGCCGGGCCGGGATTCGCCGCGACCCGTTCGCGCCCGCCGATGTCGATCGAGCGCCGCGTCATCCTTCACCCCCGATCGTCGCCGCTTCCAGCGCCAGGCTGTCCAGATGGTCTGCGATCGCGCGCAGCTCCGCCGGGGTGGTGTCATGGGCGAAGACGTTCGCCATCACCTTGCGCCGACCCTCGGGCCAGCCATCGGTGGCGAACATCAGCTGCACCGTGCCCTCGATCTCGGCCACGATCACCCGCATGCCGCAAAGGTCGAAGTCCTTGGCCCCGTTGATGCGCGCTTGCGTTGCGGTCATTTCCGCCCCCGCTGGCGCGCAAGGCCCGGTTTCCACCAGTCCTTCGGCATGCCGCCGTCCTGATTCTCGGGCTTCACCGCCGGGACTTCGCCGGGGCGGATCGTCAGGTCCTCAAGGCGCATTTCGTCGCGGATGCGCTTCTCAAGCCCCAGGATCGCGCTGCGGCTCAGACCGAAGGACTGGCCGACTTCCAGTGCCGTCGCGCCATTCGCGCGCCGATCGAGCACCCGCAGGATGTCACCATCGGACCAGGTTCCAGCCCAGGCCATCACGCCACCCCCTGCGGTGCCCCGGCGGTGGGGAAACCACTCTCGACCACCGGGGCGAACAGGCAGCAGACACCACTGGTGTTGCCTTTGGCTGCGGGACCGGTCGGGCCTCCGCTCTTAGACACTCCAAACGCCGGCATCTTGGCCGTGGGGGCTCCGGAATCCCGCCGGTCCGGGATCAGCCGCGTCACTGCGGACAGATGCGAAAGGGGTGCGGCGACGGCCAGGGAGGAGAAGAGGCCGCCGCCGCGCTTCCCGCGCTGGGAGGTGGGATGGGGCGCGGAAAGGGAAAGGGTCATGTCAGCACCGCCGCAACGCTGCCGACGATCAGCGTCAGCAGAACCCCACAGAAGAGGCCGCGCCAGAACGCGCGCAGCGCCTTGGCCTCGGCCGATCCTGCGGGCGGCATCAGCGAGACGTCGGCCGGGATCTCCGGCGCGCCGTCATACTCGGGCGAAAGCGGCGCACGGCTCATTTCGGCATCCCCACGGCCAGGGCCAGGACCAGACAGGCGCCGCCGACCGTGGCCACGACACCCCAGCGGAACCCGGCCATCCAGTCCGCCCAGGCCAGGCGGCGGCACCAGCTCGGGTCAAATCCTTTTGCCGCCTCGACCGGGCGCAGCTTCGGCAGGACCTCGGCCTTGCGGCGCGACACGAACTTGGGCACCACGCCAGGAAAATCGTCCGGCACATCGATCGGCGCACGGTTGGCCGCGCTTGTCGGGCCGTCGGCGGAAATCCCCCGGAACATTTCCGACGCGGGCTGGTTTAAGTCGCGGGTCAGTCCGGGCTGCGGCGTGGCTTCCGGCGAAATGAACGCGGGGCGGGCGCGGTCCGGCTGCATCACGCCACCTTTCGCAGCTCGGGCGCGTGACGGGCCAGGAAGTGCTCCGGCCACATCGCCATCGCCAGGTCGACGTACTGGCCCATCGGGCAGCTATATTCGTCCAGCCAGTACCGCGCAGCCTGTTCGGTGCAGCCGAAGGTCTGGGCGATCACCACCGCATCCCCGGCGCAGGTGTCGGGCTGGCGCAGGAACCACGCCCACCACGACACGAAGCCCGGCTTGTCGACCACCGGGACCACCCGGACACGGCGACCGGAAAAGGCCTTTTCGTGGGACTTTTGCCCCAAAGCCGCGCGATCCTGCCGCGCCTGGGAAAGGGAGATCGGCGATGACATCAAGCGGCATCCTCTTCGGTGGGGGTGGAGGGGCTTTTCTGGTCGGCGGCAGGCGGGTTGGCGGCCATGTAGGCGCGGATGCGATCAGCCACCTTCATGGTGGGACTGGCGTCACCGTCCGTCCACTTCTGCCAAAGCCCCCAAGTCGCTTTGATCGAGTCCCGCAGAAGTTTCTGGGGGGCGATCTGCCGGGCGCGGCAGTACTCTTCGATCTCAAGGATGAGTTGTTCCATGGGTGGCAGTATGGGGTATAATTACCCCCAAGTGCAAGGGCATTTTTACTCCATTCAGGGGCGGTCCGACGCGGGGTATAAATGCCCCATGGGAATGACCTTCAAAGAAGCCCTGGAGCATGCGATGCGCGCTCGGTCACTCAAGTCTGTGAGGGGCGTCGCGGTCAGCGCTGGCGTTTCCCCCGACATCCTCAAGAATGTCATGCAGGGCAAGTCTTCCACCCCAAACGCAGAAGCGGCGGCCAAAATAGCCGACTTCTTCGGCGTGTCGGTCAAAGACTTCCTTGCCGGTAGCGTCGACCCGCAGGGGGACGATATCAAAGTGCGCGAGGACGCCGCAACGATCAGCGAGCTGGTGCGTCGTCTTCAGCGTCCGGAGCATCGAGACCAAGTGGAGGCATTTGCTCGTGCTCTCCTTCAGACCGAAGAAGCGCAGCGGCCATCCGAATGACCGCTTGACGGTCGCCTGGTGCAAGCTTCTCGAAAACCGTTCGGATCCAATCCGTGTCCGTCATTATCACCCCCTGTGAGGCAATTTATCCTTAACAGAACATAACCGGAACGCAAACCCGCTACCAGTTGCGTTCCCGTTTTGCCCTACATGCCAGAAGTCGAATGTAGGGCTAGGATTTGGGTAAGAATCAGTGGTTGATAGATTGGAGTTAAATGATGAGACAGTCTGCGTTTATTGCACTTATTGCGCTCGCTGGTTGCGTTGTGCCGCAGGACCAGAAGGGCGACGTTTACGACATTACGGAGAACACTGTTACCATTCGCGGCGCTTATGACATGACGCTGGACGGAACTCCCGCCAAGCCCACCGCCGCGATGGTTGCACAAGCCGAGGCAATCTGCCCTAATGCTCGCTATCTTACTGCTATCCCAAGCAATCTGCACGAATACGACTACACATTCCTGTACCGCTTCCAGTGCCCAACCGGACCAAAGCGCGGCTGATTATGCCAGGTGAAATCCGAACTTTTGCACTTCAGGGCACCACTGGCACATCTCGCGTACCTGGCTGGGTCTATTCGGGCGACGGTTCGTTTATGTTTGCCGTGCGCGGTGAGTCTCACCGCCAGCGCGAGCTTTGGAAGATAGTGGGGCGGGAACGCCGCGGGCAGGGTGACATTGCGCTGGAGATAGATGCCCTAATTCTACCTGAGCCCGAAAATACGTTCGACGCGAACGCAATGAGGGTATTCATCGCTGGACAGCAGGTCGGCTATCTTTCGAAAGACGACGCCGCCGAGATGGTCCAAGAGCTCGCGGCGACACCTGGACAGCCCATGGCGGTCATGTGCAGGGCAAGGATTTCTGGCGGCTTCACGATGAAGGACGGGACAGTTGCCCACTTGGGAGTGATGCTGGACCTCGACTTTCCGTTGCACTGAAGCGACCGGCGGACAAAAGAGAGATCTCGACAGGCCCTGCTCAATGCAGGGCTTTCTCTTTTTGCGGTGTGATTCTACCTCCTCCTCGCGGGGCACGGTCGCCCTGTGGGGTTTTTTTACTCCTGACATATTGACGCGGGGTATTTTTACCCCTACCTTCACTCCATCGAACAACCCGATGGAGCCCAAGATGTCCCGGCACCGCTTCCTCCGCATCGCCTCGCGCCGCGACCGCCTGGTCCGGTATCGCGAGGTCTGGGTTGACGAAGACAGCCGCTTCACGCCCGAACAGGAGGCTGCCCTTGACCTCGGCTGCGTCATCCAGACCGAGGAAGGCACCGCGGTCGATCTGATCGCCTACTTCGAGGTCAGCGAGGCCGAGCGCGGCCAGCGCGCCCTGGACCTGGTGTCGTGATGGCCCGGTCGCCGCACTCCGCCGAAAACCTTGCGCTGGCCCGCGCAACGCTGACCGACACCGCGCTTTTGGCGCAGTGCGGCCCCGAACAGCGCGCCGAGCTGGTGAAGCTGGCCCAGGCCATCCTGCGCACCGACCGGATCAGCCGCGACGGGATCGAGACGCAAGCCTCCGCCAAGCCGGGCGCCGTGGTGATCGTGCCGCTCGCCCTCTGGCAGGCCGGTCTCCGCGCACGCCGGATCGCCCGCACCGCCAGGCCTTCGCACCCGACCACCCCCACTCCGGGAGACGCCGCATGAAGACGCCCTTCGCCCCCATCAACGCCGTCAGCCTGCAGGCCGAGGCCGCGGATCGCCGCTGCGCCCTGCGCCACCTGGCCGCTGCCGCCTGCCTGGCCGTCGCTGCCGCGATCCTGGCGCACATGGGACTGACCACGCTGCTTGCCCTCGATGACCTCGCCGCCCAGGCGATGGCCGCGCGGGGCATGTGACCGATCCCCCGGTCGCGCGGGGGTCCCTGCGGCGCGACACCCTCCCTGTTGGACTTCCCCGACCTTCGGGTCGGGGCCTTTTCCCGGGGCTTCACCGGCTGGGGCCACATGACCCCGCCCCGTGCAGCCCGCACGTCAACCCGAAAGGAACCACCATGAAGAAGATCCTCGCCCTGACCACCGCGCTGCTGATCGCCGCGCCCGCCATGGCCGACACCCCGAACCGCACCACGATGTCCTTCGAGGAATTCGTGAACGCCTCGGGCTGCGTCATCGTCGACAAGGGCGGCTACCAGAACCTCGAAGCTGCGGACGGCGGCAACTGCCCCTTCTCCGTGACCCAGGCGTTCATCGGCAACTATGGCCGTCTCGACGCCGGCGAGGATGGTATCCTCGGCACCGAGGACGACCGCAACGTCTCGGACAACTGATGCCTGGGCGCGGGCTGTAACCGCCGCCCGCGCATCACCTGCCCCCGGTCAGAGTTCCCCTCGGCCGGGGGCCTTTTCCCCAGTCAAAAGGATTTGCCCCATGACCATCCGCGCAACGCTTCTCGCCGCCACTATCGGCACGGCGCTCCTTCTCGCCCAGCCCGTCACTGCCGGCGGCCCGGTGATCGTCGAGGACACGACCGAGACCGTCACCCCCAGCCGCGACCGCAACCTGGTCCCGCTGATCATCATCGGCGCGCTGATCGTCGGCGGGTTTCTGGCCAGCGGCGGCAACTGCTTTGCCGAGGAACCGACCCCCGAGCCGACGCCGCCGACCGGTGGATGCTGAGCTTCGCCAGTGCCCATCCCGCGCGGTGGGCACCGCCAAGTTCGGAAAGGAGTTCTTCCATGTTTGACCAACCACCACCGCCTGCAACATCCCTTCAGCTCAGCGCCTCGCGGCTTCTCGAGATCTGCCGCCAGCTTTCCCCCGCCTACCGGCGCCGAGTCACCATCCCGGTGCTCGAGACGGTCAAGATAGACGCCACGCCGACCGGCACGACGTTCGAGATCACGGACCTCGACCTGACAATCCGGGTTCGGGCTGATGATCTGATCAGTCAGGAGCCTTGGTCTGCCTGCGTCAGCTTCGGCCTCTTGCGGCGAATTGCCTTGACGTTGGACGGCGTCATTCAGATCAACTTCACCGACTCCGGGCCAGACCCACGCGGAAAGATGGACCAGCTTACGCTTTCGACGGAAGACGGTCTGTCGGCCACCATTAACCTGCTCTGCACCCCTCTCGACTTCCCTGACCTGCCTGCGGCGCTACAGGATTCTGACGCCTGGCACAGCATGACGCTGACCCCAGCTCAGTTGCGCCGCCATCTTGATCTAGCGCGGCCCTGCATCTCCACCGAGCAAACCCGCTACTACCTGAACGGGATTTTCCTGTGTCGCCGGGTCGGGGGCGAGACACTGCGCTCCGTAGCGACGGACGGGCACCGAATGGCCGTGATCGACGGCCCCGTCGAGATGCCGGAAGGTGTGACCGCGATCCTTCCAACGATTGCGGTGCGGGCACTGATCCAGTTGATCAACCCAAAGGCCAATGACCCTGCCATCCTGATGCTGCACAAGACTTCCAATCGGATGCGGTTGGTGCACGGCTCGATGCAGATCGACTGCAAGATGATCGACGGCGCCTACCCCGATTACACCCGGGTCGTTCCTCACGCCGACGCGCGGGCCGCAATTACCATTACTGAAGTGGCAATCAGGCGCCTGACCCCGTTCTTCACGGAACGCACGCAAATCGCTGTCCTTCACGATGGCAAGGCAAGCGTCCGGTCGATTGACCTTCAGGGTGAAATTGCTGTTCCTGTCCAATGGTCCGAGCAACCACACGAGGACAGGCCACCGCTCGGACCGTGCGGTTTTAACCTGCGATACCTGTTGGAGCAGGGCCGGTTGACGCCGACCTTCCGCATGGAGGTCACCGCCCCCGGAGATCCAGCGCGCGTGCGCAGCGAAGATCCAGACGCCTTCTGGATCATCATGCCGATGCGGGTGTGACCATGACCACCATCCCCCGCACCGACCCGGTCTACGGCACCCGCTGGGCTATCGCTGGCCTCCGCAACGGCTGGAAGATGCCCGCCGCCCCGTGGTGGAAGCGAGAGAACGAGCATGGACCGGATTGAAGAACTGCGGGCGATGGTCCTCGGGATCGTCGCCCTGCTGATCTTCCCGGACAAGCTTTCGAACAGCGAAGGGCAAATCCGTGCTGACGAAGCGGCGCAGTGGTTGCGCTGCATGAACAACAGGAGGTGCGCGTGAGAAAGGGAACCGACTTGGCTCGGGATGCGGGGGCAACAATCCACGCGGACGTGATCGAAGCTTTCAAGGAGCAACTGCTGATCGTTTTCCTAAACCGGCTAGGCGGAACGGTGTCGGTGCCAGTGGCCGAGGTCGATGCGACCGGCAGCTACACCCTGTCGTTCAATGTGGTGGACGGCGTTTTCAATTTCCAAATCGGGAGAAAGTCATGACTAAAACCACCCTGACCGATGGGTCGCCTGTCACCCCAGATCACCGCGAAATTGATCCCAGAACCGGGATGCAGAAGGGCTATGTCGTCCTTTCCGAAGAGGAGCGGGCGAAGGGGTTTCAGGAGCCGGTGCGCCAGTCCTATAGGCATTTGACCTGCGGCGGTGTGACCACCATGTCGCGCCCTCTGGCCGAGACATACGCCCGCGACCCGTTTTTCTACAGCGGCACTTACTGCGCGATCTGTGGCACCCACTTTCCGGTGGGTGAGCACGGGCAATTCGTCTGGGAAGGAACGACGCAGAAGGTCGGAACGCGCGCCGCCGCCATCCGAGGAGAAGGGAAATGAGCGACATGATCACCGCCGAGGGGCTGGCCGTTCTGGCCGCGCGCCCCGGATTGCCGGACGACATCCGCGATGCGCTGTCCGATGCAGCCGCCCAGCTTGCCGACGCCAAGGCCGCGCAGGCGATGGTGGTGGAGCGGGCTGACATCGACGCCGCGTTGGACGCGATGGAGGCCAATATGCGCGCTGACGGGCAGACGCCTTTGTATTGGCGGGAAAACCTGCCACCAGAAGATCAGGACAAGTTGCGCGCGTGTGTCCGCGCGGGGATAGCCGCCGCCCTCGCAGACAAGAACGGCCTCGATCTGGCGCAGGCGCTGCGGGCGGAACGGGATGCGCTGGCAGAACGTCTAGAAAACGAAATGGCAGACCTTGATGCTGCTGACAGACGCAACACCCGCCTCGCCGCTGCGAACGCGGCGCTCGAAGCACAGGTGGCGCGGCTGGTGGGGGCGCTGGAGGAGGCTCGCGATGCGGCCCACAGCGTGGCGCACAGCGAGTTCGACGGGGTATGGTCTGAACAAGACTTCCGCGAATTCACACCACTTGCCGACGCAGCCCTCGCCGCAGTGCAGGCGGATGCGCGCCGGGAGGGCGGGGAATGAGCGCCTGGACCGGGATGGGGCCAGACAAGCCCGCGCCTAGACTTGATCCGCGATGCCAGTGCATCTGCCACACACAGCCCGGCGTCATGCACGTTGCAGCCTGCTGTTCTGCCCCCACCCCTGCGGACGAGACGACAGCGGCGATGGTGCGCGCGGAACCGCTGCCATGCCCGTTCTGCGGGTCGGACGACTATGAGCAAATCGAGGGCGACCGCTACGCTGGGCAGTCCGGGGACTGGTGCGCCATCCGGTGCGGAAACTGCGAAGCGGAAGGGCCGCACGTCTGGGACTTCCCCCGCGCCATCGCCGCATGGAACAGCCGTCCCGACCCCGCCGCCCTCACCGCGTTTCGGAGCCAGCCATGACCTTCACCCCGTCCGATCTTCGCGCCGCCGCCGACCGTGAGGACGACCCCGCGCTGGCCGCGATGCTGCGGCAGGGGGCCGAGGCGATGGAGCGGGTGCGCGAGTTGGCCCGCGTCGTCGGTATCGTGGCCGAGGAAGCGACAAGCGCAGAAATACCAGGCGGCTTTCTGCCATCGGAAAGCCCCGACTGGCACCGTGGCTACGACGCTGCAATCAGCAAATGCCGCGCCGCCGAGGCCCGGCTGGCCGCCCTTACGGAGAAGCAAGAATGAGCGATGAACTGGACGATCTGGTGCTTGGCTTGTCGCGCATTGCGCTCGCCACTCTTGATGATGCGATGCGGGAAACAAACCTGCTTCGGCGCGCGGCGCTAGAGGCAAAGGCGCGCAGGATTGACAAAGGCGTCGAGGCGATCCGGTCACTCCGCGCCGACCTCGCCAGGACGCGCGCCCTTCTGCGCCGCGCGCACGACGCCATGTCCCGCCAAGAACCGGACGGGATCAGCACCGCCGCGTGGGACCAGCTGCTGCAGGACATCGAGAAGGAGATCGGGAATGGCTGATTTGAGCTTTGGCGACCAGGTAAAGATCAGCCGCAACCTGCAGCGCATCGCAAAGCTGCTGGACAAGGAGCTGACCAAGGTCACCGGAAAGCGCGTCCCGTGGTCGCTCTACACCTGGGGCGGACACCGCTGCCAGTACGTGTCCAACAGCCCGCGCGAGGAGACGAAGGTCGCGATGCAGGAATGCCTCGACCGCTGGAACGAGCCGCAAGACCCGCCTCCCCACGACTGGAAGGGCTGACGAGATGATGAACAACAGCCCACCCACCACGACGCGGCGCATCGGGAAAAGCCAAGGCTATTTGGGTCTTTCGGTGACAGACACCACCTTGGGAGACGGAAGCCCGGTCATGATGACCTCATCGCAGCCCACACCGAAGGAAGCAGCCGCAATCGCTGCAGGCGCTTCGATCTACCTCTGGGTCCTCGGCACTGCCCATCCTCCCGTAATGCTTACCGTGGGCGACACGCCAGATGCCTGACCCCCGACCTCTCCGCGTCCTGATCGGCTGCGCCACGTCCTGCGTCGCGCTGAACGCCTTTCTCGCCCGCGGCCACGATGCCTGGCAGTGCGACCTCCTCCCAGCGGACGAGCCGACCAACCGGCATATCCAAGGCGACGTGCGCGACTATCTTTCCGACGGCTGGGACCTGCTTATCATCTGCAACCCGCCCTGCACTCGGCTGTGCAATTCCGGCGTCCGCTGGCTACATGAGCGCAGCCTCTGGGCCGAGCTGCAGGAGGCAGTCGACCTCTTCACCGCATGCTGGCGCGCGCCGGTCGATCGGGTCGCGCTGGAGAATCCGGTGATGCACCGCCACGCCCGTGAACGCATGCCGACCGATCTGCCCAAGCCGCAGATCGTCCAGCCGTGGTGGTTCGGCGATCCAGCCTTCAAGGCGACCGGCCTCTACACGCGCGGCCTGCCGCAGCTGGTGCCAACGAACCGACTAACCCCCCCAGCCCCGGGAACCGAGGCCCACAAGGCCTGGTCGGCGATCCACCGCGCCCCACCCGGCCCCGATCGTTGGAAGATCCGCAGCAAGACCTTCGCCGGCATGGCCGAGGCTTGGGCGCACCAGTGGGGCGGCCATGCGATCGAGGTGGCCCATGCCTGACCCCACCGCCGACCTGATCGCCAAGGCCGAGGCCGTCGCCAGCCTTTGGGACCTGGTGCTGTTCACCACCGGCCAGCCCGACGCCAGGTCGAAGCGCGCCGACGCGATGCATGAGGCCGTCCTGCGGTTGTGGGCGGCGGTGGAGAGGGTGAAGGAGATGCCCAGTGGGTGAGATCACGCATGACGACAAGCGCGCCTGCATCGAGCGGGAAATCAAGATGCGGAAGCGCGTCTACCCGCGTTGGGTCGAGAAAGGGACTATGACGCAGGCGCAAGCCGACCGAGAGATCGCCACGATGGAGGCGATCCTTGCCGACTATCCGCCGCGGCAGGGGAGCCTTCTGTGATGGACAAGCCGATCATCTTCTCCGGCCCGATGGTCCGCGCCCTGCTGGAAGGGCGGAAGACGCAGACCAGGCGGTTGATAAAGCCGCAGCCATACACCGTGGAGGGAGTCGTGTTCACGTGGGAAGGTCCGAAAAGCGCCTTCCTGTGCGGGCCGCAGGCCGTGGTTCCCAACCTTCGCGATCACGGCGCAATCCGCTTCGCCCCCGGCGACCGGCTCTATGTCAGGGAGGCCCACGCGCTGGTGCCGTCCAGCGCCTACCGCATGAGCCCGGGCGTCCCTTATGCCGTGAACGACGAGGACGGCTCGCAAGCCTGCGTCTACCGCGAGGGCTGGGAGCGGTCGCAGCCCGGCACCGGCTGGCGCCCCTCGATCCACATGCCCCGCTGGGCGTCCCGTCTGACCCTCACCGTGACCGAGGTTCGGGTGCAGCGCCTGCAGGAGATCACATGGGATGACGCCGTAGCCGAGGGCTGTGCCGGCGTGCTGGGCCCTGACCCTGATTTCCCGGACGAATGGGACGCAGCGCCGGACGAGCAATTCCGCGACCTGTGGAACAGCCTGCACGGCCCCGTCGCCTGGGACGCAAACCCTTGGGTGGTGGCTGTCAGCTTCACCGTGGAGCAGCGTAACATCGATGCCTGACGCCTCCCTGCACGGCAACCACGACCCATGCCCGGCCTGCGAGATGCGCCGGGAGGTCCAGGACACCGCGCCGATCGAGCGAGAGGCGGTCCCCTGCAACGTCTGCAAAGGCGAGGGCTTCCTGCCACTCTCAGAGGCCGAGATCGTCCGGCGGACCTGCGAAGAGGCACGGCGGGTCTACTGGCCCGCGTTCGAGGCAAGGATCGGGGGTGTTGTGTGAGCGACCTTCACCCAGATCACCTTCGGATCCTTTCATTGGCTCGCGCTGCACTGACCATTCGCGACGACAGGCAGGCTTGGCACGGCAACACGATGCGCGCGGCAGAAGCGCACGGCGCCGCCTGCAACGAGGTTTGGGAGGAGCTGGAGCGCCAGGTTGCGATCAACGAGGGAAAGGTGCCGGTCGCAGAACTGCCCATCGTGAAGCAGCGACGCATGGCCGCTCAGATGCGGTCGACGGTCGTCAACACTGCCCTCGTGGCAATCGAACGTGCCTTTAAGGAACTGGAAAACGGCCCTGCGCTCGAGGAGTACGAGTGACCAAGCGCGCCACCTTTACGCAAGCCGAACTCGAACGCGCGATCCGCGCGGCCGAGAAGCTTGGCAAGGTGGCGGCCGTCACGACCCAGGGCCTGATTGTCTTTGTCGAATCGGGAAGCATCGCCTTACCGTCCGCGGATCAGGCCGAACCGGACCCCTACGACGCATGGAAGGCAAAGCGTGAGGCTCGACGTGAAGGGCGTGCATAGGGTCACCAAGCGGCTCGCCTCGGGCGAGGTCGCGATTTACCACTACGCCTGGCGCGGCGGGCCGAGGATCCCCGGCGAGCCCGGGAGTGCCGAGTTTCTGGCCGCGCTGGCCGCAGCGAAGGCCGAGGCCCCGCCGCACCACAAGGGCACGCTGCAGGAGATCATCAACGCCTACCAGGCAAGCCCCGCCTTCACCGGCAAGGCCGAGTCCACGCGCGACGGTTACAAGCGCCGCCTGCCAGCCATCGAGGCCGAGTTCGGCGACATGCCGATCAAGGCGCTGGCCGATCCGCGCGTCCGGGGTGAGTTCCTGGACTGGCGTGACCGTCTGGCAAAGCGCAGCCCGCGCGAGGCTGATTACCACATGGCGATCCTCGCGCTGATCCTGGCATGGGGCCTTGACCGGGGCAGGGTGCCGGCCAACCCCGCGGCCAAGCCGGGCAGGCTCTACCAGCCGGACCGAACGGACAACATCTGGACCGACGCCGATGTGGCCGCGTTCCTTGCCAAGTGCGGGCACCAACTGCGCCTGCCGTTCCTTCTGGCCCTCTGGACCGGCCAGCGCCGCAAGGACGTGCTGCGGATGCCTTGGGGCGCCTACGACGGCGCGACGATCCGGCTGGCACAGTCGAAGGGCAAGCGGCGCGTCGTGATCCCCGTGGCGGCGGAACTGCGCGCTGCGCTGGACGGGGCCAAGCGCCGGGCGGCGGTGATCTGCACCACGTCTCGCGGCACAGCCTGGACAGGTGACGGTTTCAGCGCCTCTTTCCGAAAGGCGCAGGAGGCGGCAGGGGTCGATGGCCTCACGTTCCATGACCTGCGTGGAACCGCCGTGACCCGCCTCGCCATCGCCGGATGCACCGACATCGAGATCGCCACGATCACCGGCCACAGCCTGAAAACCGTGAAGGACATGCTCGACCGGCACTACCTCAGCCGGGACATCGCCCTCGCGGAATCGGCCGTGGCGAAGCTGGAACAGCACAGGGCGGGAACGATAACTGTAAACCGACCTGTAAACTGCTCCGACGGTCAGGTCGCGAAATGACTGCTAACCCCTTGTTTTGTAATGGTGGCGAGGGAGGGACTCGAACCCTCGACCTTGCGATTATGAGACGGCCCCAAGGTGTTGAGATCGCGGGGCTCGTCTGTAAACCGGGGCCAGATCGGCCCGAAGGACTTCAATGGGTTGCTGGCGCAGTGTAAACTGGCCGAAAGATATGGGGAGCATCGCAAATGGCGATTGCAGAGGTTCGGCCGGGATATCTCTACCGCTACTGGTCTGCGTCGCGAGAGCTTCTTTACATCGGAATTTCGATCAACGCTGTCGCCAGGATGGGCCAACATCGAGGCAAGGTTTGGTTCCCGGATGTAGCCACCATTAATGTGCAGAAGTTCGACACATACGCCGAGGCCGAAGTGGCCGAAGTCCGGGCGATCTACCGCGAAAAGCCTCTTCACAATGTCCGCAGGCCAAAGAACGCCGATGAACTCAAGGCAGAGATAAAGCGGCTGCGCGCGGCCCAGAAGCGAGCGGCAGGGCTAGAGCCGCTGCGGATTCGGAGGTTGCGCGACAAGTACGAGGTTGACTCGGCTTTCGGGACGATCCCCGAGGGAACCACATTTGAGCAATATGCCGAGCGCCCGAAATGGTACCAGAGTTGGTACGAGAGGGAACGGGCCAAGAAGGCCGAACCCTACTGATCCCGCTGCGCCCCGCCCTCCGGCGGCGGCTCGACCTGGACGCTGTCGGGCTTCTCGACCCCATGCTCTTCCAACCAGTCGCGGACCTCGCCCCAGATCTCGGCCGAGCCGTGGTTGCGAAGACCGAGGACGCGATCGAGGCGGCGGCGAAGGCCTGCGGGCATTGAGTGGGGCCAGGACATGCAAAACAGGTAGACATCATAGCTGGCGGCCGCAAGATTCATCCCACGACCGCCAAGTTGGGATGTCGATCAGATCATACGCCGAGACCGCGCAGCGGGTTTTGCTCCAAGAGAGTGCGGAGCCAATTGTGCTGGTCATTCAGAGGCGGGCAGTACGAGGCGATCAGGTCGCGCTCGAGTGCGTCACGATCCGCAGCGCTCTCGACGCAACAGATACTCACGGTCGTCGCGCCGCTCACCACGAACTGAGACCAATGCTCGTGGCGAGCGATGCCGGAACCAACCCGAGCGTCGAGATCGTCGGCCTTGCCAATGTACAGATGGGAGAGCTCTAGAAGTCCTGGTCTGGAGATTACGTATAGCCCGCCCACGGCCGGCAAGGCGGACATGAAAGCCCGTTCTTCGAACCACACAGCGGTTCGGGCAGTGAAGAGTTTGAACATCGATGGTCCTTCGCAGAAATTGCCTTGACCCAGATGTCCGCTCGTTTATGCATGGCGGTACTCAACAACCCAGGCTCAGGCGTTAGACCTGAGTCTCACTCAGGCCGCCGCTCACTATGAGTCGACGGCCTTATTCTTTCAGGCATTTTTGGCTCTTCAAGCGCAATCTTCCAGATTTTGCGGCGGGACCGAGCGCAGGTGGTATATCTAGCGCCGCCACGGCCTGCGCTTGACCAGCCTCGGCTTCACCCGCCCACCCATTCCATCAGGCATATACGCCCAGTGTCGCCGTCCGGCAGATCGATGTGCATGGGGTCGGCCATGACGCCATCAGGCAGCGAGACCACGTCGATCTGGTCGTCGTCGCCGGGCTTGTAGCCGCCGACCGTGGCGTAGTGGACCAGCACCGCGCCGTGCTCGGTCTCCAGCACTTCGTCGCGATGGTAGACGCCGACTCGGTTTTCGATCACCACGACGGCAAAGCAGTGATCCACCGGGCCGTCCAGCGACATGCGGCCCGGCGCGCCGAAGGGTTCGCCCTGCGAAGGGTTGGACAGCGCAATGATCAGCAGGACCAGCGCCAGCAGGCAGGCGAGGCCGATGGCGTCGAGGAAGCGGTTCATCTCCACCCCCTCTTGCGCGCCCAGGCCTCGCAGGCCAGCACCAGGCGCCAGTCGGTGACAGGCGGGATCATCGCCGCACCACGGCGCGGATTGTCGTCGTCACGAAGAAGAACCCGACGATGACCGACTGCAGCTGGTACAGCTCGGGCGACAGCGGATCCGTCACGCCCCAGCCCAGCATCTTGTCCCAGACCACCAGCTTCGCGTTGTAGGCCACGAAGGGCAGCGCCCATGCGACCTGGACAAGCGTGATCCATCGCCCTCCGATGGCGTGGGACGCCTGCCGCGCCTCCAGGCGGGCGATATCGATCTCGGCCGCGATCCGCTCGGAGTCGTTCTTCGCCTTCAGCTTGGCCTCATAGGCGCGGCGCAGCTGGTCAGGGATACCACCCGCTCCGGTCAGCAGGCCAAGGAGACGGCCGATCACCGCCGCGCCTCCGACCCGGTTCCCTGGTCAACCAGCCGCCCAACAATCGCGGCCAGGATCAGTCCCGCGGTGATCTTGCGCTCCGTGGCAGGTTCCAGGAACTCCTGCAGCACCTCGGGCGGGATGGTTGCCCACGCGGTCTCGGCCGCGACGGCCGCAGCCGAGAAGCGGATCGACCACCAGCGCCAGGCCGATTTCCAGTTGGCGACAAGCTTGGGAAGGAAGCGCATCGTGTCTCTCCTCATTGCCAGAACACCAGCCAATCGATGGCCGGCTGCAGGTTGTCGTTGAACCAGGCGGCCAGCGCGCCGTAGCCCGCTACCAGGAACCCGGCGACGTAGGCGATCACCCCGTGCGACCGGCCCCTGGTGGCGATGTTGTCCTCGGGGCGGCGGGCAGTGGCCTTGGTCGTCGGTTTCGGCGCGGCGGCCCTGCGCGCAGGCTTGGCGGGCGCGGCCTCGGCCTTCTCGGACCAGCCGGCCTTCACCAGCGCGGCATGGAACTGCCGGTGGAACTTCGCCACCTCGGCGTCCGACCCGTCCTTGCCATTGACGATCCGACGCGGGTTCTTCGACGGCGCAGCATCCAGCGCGGCCGGGAAGGCGTAGTCCGACAGCTTCTTGCCGGTGAACAGGCCGTCGCGCATCCCGATGACCGCAATCCGCGCCCCGACCGACGTGGTCAGCGCCAGGTCAGGCTTGCGCCGCAGATCGACGCCGATGGCCGCACCGATCTTCTCGTAGTTCCGCCAGTGGGTGATCTGGATCGGACCGCGACCGAAGGCCCCGTCGCGCCAGTACGGCGTCTTGACCCACGGCAGCTTGCCCCGCGCCCAGGCCCGCTCCAGCCGCTGCATCACCTCGGCGTCGCTCGGGTTCTTGTCCTTGTGCGACGGCATCACCGTCTCCTTGATCGGCGACATGTAGCCGCCGGTCTCCCGCCGCACCTGGGCGAGGATCTGCGCCACGTGGTGGGCGTCCGTCACCCGGGCCGCCCGTGCCTCGTCGAGGACCGCCTGCATCCCGTCGACTTGCGGCTGCGACAGCCGGTTTCCGAACGCAGGCCGGATGGCCGCGAAGAAGGCTTCGTGGTTCATGGTGGGTTCCTATGGAAAGGGTGCGGGCTACCGGGCCCGGCGGTTCAGGGCCGGGAGCGACCGGTGGCAATGTCCCTGAGGATGGAATTCGTCTCGCGCTGGCTGGCCTTCAGCTCGTCCAGGCTGTCCTTGATCCCGTCCAACCTGGCCGTCATGTTCGATTGTCCGTTCTCGACCGACCGGAGCCGCACGTCGCTGGCAGCAGCTGCTGCCTCGAACTTTGACAGCCGCGCCTCCATGTCGTCGACTGTTCCGGTCAGATTGCCCCACGCGACGGCGAGCGCCACGGCCATGCCAGCGAGAGGGATCAGCGTTCCCAGGTTCAACTCGAATTTCATGGTCGGCCGGGTCACGCGATGTCTCCGGTGATCGAGACCCGGATGAAGCTGTCATTCGGGAAGGTCTCGATGGCGCCCCCGGCATAGGTGACCTCGAACTCGGCATCGAAGAACCCGACCGTGTCGGTGTCTGCCGCCTGCCAGTCATAGCGCACAGTCGGGGTGCCGGTCGGGGTCACGACGACGGCAGGCGCCCGGTTGACCTTGACCGCGCCGCCGTCCTTGGCCCGCATGTTGAAACGCACCGTCGCGCCTGTCAGGTCGACCGTCGCGGGAAGGATGGCCGAAAGCAGCGAGGGCGAGGTGTCGCCGCGCTTCAGATAGTGGGTGTCCTGCATGTCATCCCTCGATCAGTGTTGCGCCATTCCGGCCATTGACGACGCGGGCCCCTCGGCCAGATGCGGCGAGGGGAGCCGAGGTCGGTCCGCCCAGCACCGCCGCCCCGCGCTCCGACGCGCCCAATGTCACGCCCGTGCGGCTATCGCCCGGGAAAGCCGCGCGGCCGGGCGAAACCGTCGCCGTGACGCCGTCGCCGGACCCGGTGACCCCATCCAGCGTGACCAGGCCCTCGCCCCTGATGGGCACCAGGCCAGCGGCGATCTGGGTCACGCCATCCAGGACGACCGCACTCGATCCACGCGCGGCAACCCGACCAGATGCGGCCTGGCCGACGCCGTCCATCTGCACGGCGCTGCCGCCCGCAACCCGGACACGGCCTGTTGCCGAGGGCGCTACGCCGTCGAGGACAACCGCCCCGCCGCCGCTGACGCTCACCCGGCCCGAAGCCGCCGAAGCGACCCCGTCCAGCGTGACACTGCTCGTGCCCTCGATCGGGTCGAGCGCGCCGATGTCGCCGGTCCCGCTCTGCGTAACACCGTCCAGCGTGACCGCGCTGGAACCGCGCACGGGAACCTGACCCGCCGCGGACTGTGCCACGCCGTCGAGCGTGACGGAGGATGCGCCGCGCGCAGCGACCCGGCCAGATGCGGACTGGACGACGCCGTCCAGCGTGACCGCGCTAGATCCGCGCGCCAGGACGACCCCCGAGGATGCCTGGCTGACCCCGTCGAGGGTCGCCGAGCCAGATCCGCTCACCGCGACCCGACCGGCCCCAGAACCTGTGACCCCGTCGAGCGTGACGCTGCTGGCGCCAGAGACACCCGCCGCGGTCACGACCGTGCCCGCGGCGGATTGGCTCACGCCATCGAGTGTGGTCGAGCTGGTGCCGCGGACGGCCACCTGGCCGGCAGCGGTCTGGGTCACACCGGCAAGGGTGACGGAGCTGGTGCCCCGGGCCGGGATCACACCGGTCGCCGTTTGCGCCACCCCGTCCAGGGTGACCGAGGAGGTGCCGCTTACCGCGCTGCCACCAGTCGCGTAAGGGACGAAGAAGATGATCGTGCCATTGCCGCCCTTGGCCCCGTTGACCAGGGTTCCGCTGTTGTCGCAAGAACCGCCGGCACCAGCGCCGAAGCCGTCCAGGCCGGGCTGGCCAGCGGGAGAGGCGTAGGTGCCGCCAGCGCCAGCGTTGGTGCCTGGGGTGCCCGCTGCACTATCGCCGCCGCCAGCGCCGCCAGCGCCGTAGACTTCGTTCGTCCCGGTGATGGCCGAGGTGATGCCCTGCCCGCCGTTCTTACCGGAGGCAGCTGACCCAGCGCCGCCGCCGCCGCCAGCATTGGTCGCGTTGACTGATGCAGCGCCAGCGTTGCCCTGACCGGCGACCCCGCTTCCTCCGGAACCACCGTTGGAGCCGCCACCGCCCGAGCCACCATTCCCGCCGGATTGACTAGGGGAGTCAATCGACCCGCCGCCACCGCCGCCCTCGACAGCTGCAGGCGCATTGGTTCCCGACAGCGACGTGTCGCCGCCCTTGGCGCCCCGCACACTCGGCGAGGTCGACCCGGCACCACCGATGCCGATGCTCCCGGTATAGGCTCCAGCGTCCGTCAGAAACTTGTCTGCGGCTGTGCCGCCGCGAACGCCACCACCGGCGCTGCCGGCGGCCGCGAAGCCGAAAAAAGCCGACCCCGAGCCACCTGCCCCGGCAACCATGAGGTATCCGACGTAGATGCCCGCGACGAAGTAGATCGTAAAGTCGCCGGTAAACTTCCACGCCTCGCCCAGCTGGCCGTCCCAGGTGACGTCCGGGTAGATTGTCGGGTCGCCCGTGTAGGAAAGCACCTGGCTGGAGGACCCGCCACCGGACGGACCAGGCAGCGCCTCACGGCTGAACCAGCCCAAGGCGAAGAGGTGAGGGTCAAACCACCCCAGCGGCTCCAGCTGTGGGTCGAAGACCTCTGCCGCCATTTCTTAGGCGGCGTTGTCGAGGAAGAAGGCGGGCATGCCGCCGGTCCAGGCGGCTTGCGCGGCGGGCGTCCCCGCAGTTGCCGGCATGGCCCCGGCAGTGACCGGAAACTGGAAGCGTAAGCTGGTCAGGTTGGCGGGGCTCAGGTTACCCGGCAGGCCGCCAGGGGCCGACTGGATCTGCCCTGTCGCGGCCGCAACCGTGCCACCTAGCGACCCGATCCCGGCGACGGTTCCTGTGGTGTTGGCGGAGACGGCGATGAAGTAAAGCTCACCCGCGACGAGGTTTAGGGTGGCACCCAGAGAAACGCTGTTCCAGGCGTTCGCCGTCGTCGTCAGGGTGATGGACGAGGTCAGTCGCGCGAGGTCCGACCACCGGTAGACAGCTGCCGTGTAGATTGCCGAAACCGCGCCGACCCCATACCACCGCAAGGTGTTCGCCGCGATGTTGGCGGCCGGGCGGAAAAGCTCGCAGCGGGCGACCGTAGCCCCGATGTTCGTCGGCGTCGGCGCGATGTTGCCGGCCAGCTGCATCTGGTTCAGCACGTAGTTCGGATTGCCGTCGCGGCAGCAGGCGATGACCTCACCCGCCCAGATGTCTGACGCATTCACCAGCGTCGTCTCGGCAAAGAAGCCCGAGCCCTCGATGTAGTGGATCTGGGCCCCCGGTGCGAGAAACGCCTGGTAGATCTGCATCGCGTTCGTGCCGTCGGTGTGGATGACGGTGGCGATGGTCGAATCCGTCGGGTCCGTGTTTCGGATCGTCAGGGTCTTCACGTTCCGGACGGTGCTGGCGCCGGGTCCTCCCACGACATCGGCCGTGGTCGCCGTGGTGATGAGCGTGTTCGCGCGCCCCGGCGTCACGGTCGATCCGTTCAGGTCGACCCACGAGGCATGGACGTGGATGTCTGCCGCCACCGAGGAGGTGACGCGGATCCTGTCGGACGTCGAGGCGAGGAGCAGCATCGTCAGGCGTTCCCTTCGGTCTTCGTGAAGGACGTGATGCTCACCTGCTGGCCCGCGGTGACCGTGGCGCTGTCCATCACGATGTCGCCGCCGCCGCCGGGGCCCGAGACGGTGCCGTCCTCGTAGCAGACCCCGCCGCTGGTCTTCAGGCGGTAGTGGCCGAAAGTCCCGGTGTTGTCGGCGGTCAGGTCCTGCCAGGTCCCGGATAGCGTCTTCGTCCCGCCGGATGCCGGGGCGGCCCAGTCGGACGGCAGAGTGATGCTTGCCAGCAGCGTGCCGGTGTCGGCATCGGTGATCAGCGCCGGCCGGGCGCCGCTGCGCAACTCGAGGATCGGGCTGGTGCCCAGCGTGGCCTCGATCGCATCGAGCCGCGCGTTGCGGACGTTCACGTGGTGACGGACTGCCATAGGTCATGCTCCTTTGTTCGCCCTGGGGCGGTATGGTGGTCAGGTTGTGAGGTGGGTTACTTCAGGCCGTAGAGCCGCCAAGCGCCAGAGGTAAAGGCGGGGCCACCGCCGTTGTTGACGGACAGGCTGACGGAGGTGCTGGCGGCGGAAATGCCGGACGTTGCGCTTGGCACCCAGACGGGCGATGTGCCAGCACCGCCGACATTGCCCGTCCGTCCCGATTGCAACTCGACGAAGACCATACCGCTGGCAGTAAACGCTCCACCCGCCGGAAAGGTGAAAAGGTTGGCAGACCCAATGGAAAAGTTCGGACCGCCTACTGTGGACGGAAAGTTCAAGCCGCAGCTATAGACTGCCAGCAGGAAGCGATACGGCGTCAAGACTAGGCTGGAGATCGTGGACGTTGTGCCGCTGGTGGTCGTGCCGCTGCCGATGAGAACGGTGGGCAGGAGGTTGAGGGCAACCGTGGAGTCGGCCTCGGCGATGGCAATCGGGTTGTCCCGCAGCGCCTGGATCGTGGTCGCAAAGGGCTTCGCCCCCACCGCAACTAGGGCGTTGCTGATCGTCGTGTATGCCGTCATCCGTCAGATCCATGCAAAGGGCAGGCTGTTGCCCAAGTTGTCCCGTCCGCTCGCGTCCACCCAGGCACCGGTCACGGTGTTCGGGCGGCTTTCGCTCCCAGCGACCCACTCCCAAAGCAGGCCGCCGCTTTCGTTGTCCTCGGCATGGAAGCGGTACCGGTGGCCCTGTTCCACCGTCTCCGCGCTGGTGATCAGCCAGGGCTGGACCAGCTCGGCCCCGGTCGCGTCCACCCGAAGGAAATGCCTGATCTGCAGTACGTCGCCCGTCCAGCAATCGGCGATGTCCTTGGCCGTCAGGTCGAAGGTGATGTAGCGGCGCACGTCGCGGAATCGCAGAAGGTAGGCTGAGGCCAGCGTCCGCGCGATGACGCCCGTGTTCACCCAGCGGCAGAAGATTTCCCGCACCGCCGGTTCGCCGTATTGGCGTTCCTTGTCCACATCGATGAAGGCTTCTGCGTTGGCGAAGCTGGTCTTGTCCGTGAGGCTGGAGATGGGCGTCCGCAGCCCGTAATAGACGTAGACCTGCGAAGCCCGCCGGTCGGGTCTCTCCTCGATCACCACGCTGTCGGAGACAAGCTCTGCCTCTTGCGTCAATGTGCGCGGGCCGAAGTTCGGACGCTGCGCCTTGAACTTGATCTGCTGGACTCGCTCGTCCCACCAGATGTTGACCAGCCCCTGCTGGCACAATTCGCCGAGGAGCTTCTGCACCTCCACCGGGTCGGTCAGGTAGGCGGTGAAATTGTAAAGCTCTCGCCACTCGACCTGCTCCGCATCCCAGGCGGCCTTGTCGATGTAGGATGCCGGGATCCCGCCCCAGGTGGTCAGCAGGTCATAGATGATGTCCGCGACCGGATTGTTGATGTAGGAAACGACCCGCTGCACCCGGTCGAACTGGTTGTGCGCCGCTGCCGTCGTGCCCAGAACACCGCGCGCCACCCCGGTGAACTCGACGTTGCCACCGACCAGAGCCCGCCCGGTGTAGCCCATCATCTCGTTGTTGACCCGAAGGGCGCCTGAGGCCGGGTAGTCAGCCAGGACCGCGCCCACCACCTGGAACGTGGTGGCCGAGTTGTTCAGGGCCAGGGCCAGCGACCCTGGCGAAAGCGCCGGGGCCGTGACCTTGGTGTCGGTCACCTTCCGCAGGATGTCCTTGGCGGTGATCCTGACCTGGCTGCGGGTCGCGTCGATCTTCTCGATGCTGTATTCCCGCTTGATCATCTTGGCGAGGCTGTCGCCAACGTAGCCGTCATAGACCCGCAGGATGTAGCCCACGTGGTAGGGGTTCCGTGCCAGCCATTTCGACCAGAAGCTGCCCCGCGTCATCGGGTCATAGGCCCGGCCCCCGAGGTAGGGATCGAAGCCGACATCGTTGAACGGGAAGTCCTTGATCAGAACCTCGGCAACGGCCCGCAGGCCGAGTGGCTGGATGTCCTCATTGCCCGCGCCGACGTTGAGCACCGTGGGCGACGTGTCCACCGACACCAGCGCCGGGATCGCAAGGCTGGGCTGGAACACATCATCGCCGTAGGCAAAGGCAAAGCCTTCGATTGCCAGGGTGTCGTCATTCTCCAGGAGAAGGGTGTCGCCATCCTCCAGCGCCAGCACTTCCCCCGCGGGGTAAGGATTTTCCGCGAACAGCGGACGGTTGGCCGCGGGCGCGACGAAGCGCATGAGGACCTGAAACCCCAGGTCCAGCGCGGTGACGAATTTGCAGGTCGCATCCGTGTTGAAGCACTTGTCGCCGGTCGCGAAGCACGGGGCCGTTCCGAACGTGTTGCGGCAGAGCGGCTGGATGATCTCCACCACCTGCAGCGGCTCGCGCGCGAAGGTCACGTTCAGATCTCCGCGTTTGCGGTGAAGCCGGAATAATAGGAGGCAGCGCTCGTGGCGGTGGCTGCGGCTTGCACGTTGAACCCGGTTTGCAAGATCAGGAATGCCGTCAATCCCGATGCGTTCAAATAGTTCGGTGACACAAAGGAAATTGTTGGCGTGGTCCTCTTAGGCACGGCAAATGGGACATAAGCACCAAAGCCGCTCCCCGCCGCTTGGTAGCCGGTCACGGCCACTGCCCCCGCCTCAAAGTAACGCTGACAACGGAACAGCACGTCCCCGAAGGGAAGCCGCTCGAACGGTGTCGCCACGGTTCCCGCCTCAAGCTGGACGTCGGTAAAGGTGCCGCCGCTGAAGCGCACAGTTGCCTGTGTCGCGGCGGGAAGCGTGAAGCTTTCGCCCTTGACCCGCGATACGCCATTGACGGTGCAGCTTGCCGTGCCGGACCAGTTGATGACGAAGGTGCCGCCTTCGATGTTGGCCTCCTCGATCACCTGTTCGACACCGCCCGCCGGGGCCGTCATGACGCGGCCCGCTTCGTTCCCGGTGAAGGTCAGGCTTTGCCCCGAAGTGACGACGCGCCAGCGGTCCAGGGTGTATTGGTTCGCCCCCGTGGTGGCGGTGCCGGAGACGTAGACACGCTGGTTGACCCGCCCAGACCCGTTGATGATCCGATTGCGCCCGGCCAGCGCTTGCGCCGGGATGGCGCGGCTGTTTCCGCCCACCACGGCATACAGCAGATCGGTGGCCCCAAGGATGGTCGCTTGGGTAAGGGCTGTCAGCTTGGTGGGCATATCAGTCTCCGAGGAAGCCGGTGATGTTCAGGGACACCGCCATGTAGTCACGCACCCCCATGTTCTCGGGCGCGGGCACTGCGTCCGTCCAGCACCAGGCAACCGACTCCGGCATCCGTGAAGGGTTCTGGATCAGCCCGAACGGCTTCTGCGGTAGCGAGAGCGCGAAGGGATGGAAGTTGGCCCGATACCAATCTGCCGCCAGGTGGGTCCAGCTCATGTCGGTCATGGACGCCTGCCGCTGGACGATGCGACCGAGCCACTGTCCCGTCTCGCTGATGGCCTGCCGCGTCTCCACCGCACGGTTCAGCCCGATCGGCTTCACACCCGCAAAAACCGGCTGCGACATCTGCAGCGCGACCCCGGCCCGGATGATCCCGACCTGCACGGCAGAGGACGGGCCAGAGACGACAAGCGCGATCTCCCGCACCGAGTAGGGCGCCCCCGCGTCGTTGAGCATCACCGCGATGGTGCTGTCATCGGTGGGCGAGATCGTCGCGCGCGTGGTGAAGGCACCGCCAAGCGTGGAGGCGGTCTGGACCTGGACGGTGCTGTTCGTGGTCCCCAGGTTGTGGGCGGCGATGAACACCGTGTCCACGTCGAAGTTCGCGGCCCCGACCACCTTCCAGAAGGACGGCAGCGCACCGCACGCCCATCGCTGATAGGTATAGTCGTTGGCCGCCAACTCGCCATTCGCCCCGCTGAAGGAGACCAGTCCAGCGACCGGCGACCACAGGATGCGGGCATGGTTCAGCGGCTGGTTGCCGCCGAGGGTGTAGCCGCTCGTCGAAAGGGTCATGTCGAAGTCACCGTCGCGCGAAGGTTCACGCCGTTGCGGCTGGCCTCGTTCATCCGGTCCGCGATCATGCGGGCCGTGCGCTCGCCGATGCCGAAGGGGTCGTTCTGGATGGTGAAGTTCAGCGTCTGGCCGGGGGCTTGTGGCGCGGCGGCTGCTCCACCAGCGCCCGCCGCACTCGCCACGCTCCGCCCACCACCACCGCCCTTGATGGCATTGACTGCGCCGATACCTGCCGCAAGCACTTTCATCGCCGACGGAATCTTCGCCCAGAAGGGAAGGGTCTTGTCGGCCAGCACGTCACTGAAGCCCTTCCAGGCGTTGATCAACGCCTCAGCCGCAGCGAACTTCTTGGAGATGGCGAGCATCTTCTCGTTGCCACCCTGCAGAGCAGAGGCCATGCCGCCGAAGAAGGCCTCAGCCTTGTCCAGATCGGTGCCGTAGCGCCAGACATCGATCTCGCTCATGCGGTCGGAGTGCTGCTGCTGGGCCTGCTCCATCAGGGCGGCGTACTCCTGCTGGGTCAGAAGCCGCTGGTCGAGCGCCTGCTGCAGCATCTCCTGCCGCTTGGTATAGCTCTCGAGCTCGATCTGCTCTTCGGTCATGACCTGCTGACGCAGCTGCTCCAGCTGAGCTTCGATGGGGTTTTGACCACCGCCGCCCCCACCGCCACCCCCGGGAGCGGGCGTGAAGGCCATCCCTGCCCCTGTCGGCGAAAGCGCAATCGGCCCGCCGAACTGAACATTCGTCCTGGCGGCATCAGGCCCCGAAGACTGACCGGTGGCGGCAAGTTCCGCGTCGTATGCTGCCGCCGCCATCGCGCGCCGATACTCATTCGCCTTGTCGATCGCTTGCTGGATCGGCCCCAAAACCGCAGCCCAAGGCCCGTTGATGTTCTCGCGAGCTATCGCCTCTTGCAGCGCCTTAAATTTCTCACCCAGCGCTCGGGCCCGTTCAAGCGCCTCTACGCGCGCCCGCTCGGTAGCGATGTTCTTGAGCAGCTGGTCGTTGCTGGCACGTGTCGCGTTGATTTCCGCGATCCGCGCGTTGAGTGCGTCAAGCGCTGCTTGGTTCAGGACGCCCATCGCCTCGTTGGCTTTGGCGATAAGGTCCGCACGCTCCATTTCCAGAACGTTCCGCTCGGCCAAAAGCCTAACGTTTTCCTGAAGGGCCTTCTGTTCTGCCTCGGTCTTGGTTCCCGCGCTCAGCATCTCGCTTTGCAGACGCAAGGCCATCACGGCGGTCATAAGCTCGTCCGTTACGGCCTTCTGCCGCTTCATCGCCTCGCTTAGCCCGTCGGCCTTCTCCTCTGCCGATCCAAAGGCGGCCGCCAGAAGGGGGATGCCGATAGCGGCCAGGGTGCCGATGGCCACGCCGACCGGGCCGAACGCGCCGGCCAGTTGCGGAAACTGCTGCGCGAAAGCCTGGGTGGCACTGGTTCCTGCCCCGACTTGGACCGCAAAGTCCTGCACCTGGAAGCCGACTTGCTGGATCTTCCCGCGCGTCTGTTCCGATACGCCGCCGAGGAATCCCATCCTGCCGCCCATCGCCGTCGTCGCGCCGTCGGCGCGCAGATAGGCCGCGGCCAACTGTTCGGTCATGGCAGCGTGCTGCCGCGCCGAAATCGCACCTTGCTCCAGCGCCGCATCGAGCGTTCCGAGAGCCTGCTCATACCGCTTTGAGGCAGCGAACAGCGGGTCGATGCTGGCGCGCAGGTTGTCCACCTGCTGCTTCGACCTTTCGAACGCCTCGAAGGCCGCGGCGCTCTCGCGGGCCGACTTCTCGACGTCGCGCGTGACGCCGGAGAGCTTGTTCATCTCGCGCTGAAAGGCGACACCGGACTCGCCCATTTTGCTGATCTGGCGCTCAAGCGTCTTGGCGGCCTTCTCCATGTCGGCAAGCGAACGCTCGCCAGTCTGACCGGCCTTGGTCAGACCAGCGACATCCGCGCCGATCAAGAAAACGATATCGCCGTCCTGTGCCATCAGCTCTTTGCTTTCTTGGGTTTTTCCATCAGACGCAGAAGCCGCGCCCGATCATCCGCATCCAGCCCCTTGCGCTTCGCAGGCTCCTGCAGCGTCTCAGCCATCCACCAGAAGTGCCGTGGAGGCATTCGCCAGAACTCCGAGGGGGCAATTCGGAGACGCCCGACCGCAATCTGGAATGCGGTCTTTACGAAGCGGCTGGCTCCCCCGGCTCACCGCCTTTGCTTTCCGGCGCTCCGTCCATCAGGACAGCCACCAGCGAAGCCAGCGCGGCGAAGTAGGCAGTCGGATTCCCTGCCGTGAAATCGGCCATCATCTGCTTGTGGACTTCCTTGTCGGTCGCGCGGCCGCCCGCTGCGCGCAGCATCACGCCGATGCAGCGAGCCATCTTGAAGAACTTCGGCGACTTTGCCCAGGACAGTACCTCGGGCAGCGATGCGACTTCTTCGACGCGCTCGCCGATCTCAAAGGCGCGAGTTTCCGGGATGACGTATTCCTCACCCCGGAAGGTCAGAACGATGTCCGCCATCAGGCAAGCGTCCAGGTGCCAGAGGACACGAACTCGGCCGAGAACTCGGTCGCGTCATCGTGCGGGTTGCCTTCTTCATAGCTGGTCATGAAGAAGTTGCCCGAAAGCGTATCGGCCGCGACCAGAGCATCCGCGAACTCGAAGGTCAGGTCGGTCAGAAGGGGCGAACCGGAGGCGGACATCGCGATGGTGCGCAAAACCGGGTCTTTGTACACCCCCTCCACGCTGATCGTGATCTGCTTGGTCGCCGCGACGGCCAGAAGCTCCACGATGCCTGCGCTGTCCTTGTCGGTCACGTCGATCGGTTCGTTGGCGATGCTGATCGTGGTGACGCGAACGCCGCCGATGGCGACCGAGTTCTTCAGGAGAGTGGCCTCGCGGCCAGCGACTTTTGCCATAGTTGAGGCTCCAGATAAAGGGGACCGCAGTCCGGCGCTTGCCCAAGGCGCGGGGTGGGCTGACCCGTGGCCGGGTTACTTGGTGCGCAGGAGCGAGGCCGTCAGGCCCGTTCCGCCGGTGATGGAAATGGTGCCCTGCAGGTACTGGTAGATGGTATCCAGCGGGATCGCGACGGCCGCGCCGGCGGGGATGGAGCCGACCGGATAGCCGGATGCAACGCTGACCACGCCAAGTCCGTCGACGCCGACCGAAGAGCCCCCGTCGCCGTCGATCACGGGCGACAGCGCGCCGCCGGTGCCGTTCCGGAGGATCAGGATTTGGCCGGTGCCCTGGCGATAGGTGAAGGTATCGGCGGTGCCTGTGAGCGCCACCTGCGTCATCGTCACGCCGCCAAGGACGTTGGCAGCGGTTTCGGTAATCGTCGCCATGTCTGAAGCTCCTAGATTGTCTCGATCAGCCCGCGGTACTCGCAGACGCCGTGCAACTGCCCATCCGGCGCGGTCATGACTTCGCTGCGTTCGCGCTGAATCAGGATGTGGTGGAAGCCGGTGATGTTCAGTGCGCCGCGGTGCAGGCGAGCGTAGATCTGGCCCTGGATGCTTTTGGCCTCAGCCATGCTTCCCGACCTCGACCGCACATGGATCCGCGCCAGGTAGTCAAAGCCGGTTTCCTTCGCGTCGTCGAAAGCGTTCAGGATGATCATCCCGACCTCGACATAAGGAAACGCCGTTGCGCTGCCACCGTCGGCGGCTTGCCAGGCCCGGTCCACTACGTTCAGGCCAATCGCCGACAGCGCCGTGTACAGCGCCTTCTGGACCTCGAGCTCTGCTGCCATTACCGCCCCGCCACGCGCCGGAGACGGGCCGCCAGGCGCTGCACGAATGCTCGGGTGGCCACGGTGTCGATCTTATGCATGATCTTCTCCTTGGCCCGTGCAAACATCGCGTGCTCGATCCCGTCCGGACCGTCCCCGTATTCCAGAAAGCGCCAGTAGAAAGCGCCTTTGACCCGCACCGACGCCCGGCCAGTCCCGTCCTTGTCGCGTTCCTGCCGCGCCCGCGTCCCGCTCCGCATTTCCCCTTCGTCAACGGGCATGATGCGCTTCGCTTCGTCCGCAATGGCCTCAGCCACGTCTTTCGTGGTCTGCCGGGTCAGCAGCTTGGCTTCCTTGGGCATCAGATCGCCCAAGAGGCGGCGCACGTCGTCAATGCCGCGGATTTCCACGCTCACGACGCCACTCCCCGCTCGGCTTCAATCACCAGTGTCAGCCGCTGCCCGCCTTCCTGGCGAAGCCCCCGGATATTGTAGCCGACGCCTTGCCAGACGATCCGGTCGCGCGGGTCGATGTCCGTCCGGTTGTAGATCGTGAACAGGACGGTGAAGCTGGCCGTCATCCGGCCTTCTTCGGCTATCTCGCGCCCCGCCTTGGCCCGGACATGTGCCCAAACGCGGGCGTTGCTCGGGTAATCCGCCCAGGCGTCGGTCATGCCGCCATATCCATCCGCCGTTCGCGAGAGGCGCTGCAGCGTGATCCGCTGATCCATGCGGCCGGCACCAGGCATCAGAAGCGGCTCCAGCGCAACTGGTCGATCAAGGCGGTAGCGCTCATTGGTATCTCGGCCATCGAAGCTTCCCCAATCGCTTCGCGGTTGCGGAACCAGTGTGCTACAAGCATCCGCACGATCGTTTGCGCAACAGGGATCCGGCTCGCTTGAAGGGCACAAGTGAACTGGACGAATACCCGGTCCGCCGTCGGCCCTTCGGCGATGACATATGGTCCTGCGACGTCGGCGCGCAGCTCTGCCTTGGTGGCGGTGACGGCGTTGCCCGCAGAGTCCAGGGCAGTCACCACCACAGCGCTGACATCCGGCATGGCGAGGCGAAGATCGCCCCACCCACAGAACTCTTGCTTCCAGACCTGCTGCCGGATCGCGCGTCCCAGTACGCCACCCCACCCGTCCAAGTGGCCGACTGCCGCCGCTTCCAGGCTCTCGATCTGGGCGCGCTCGGTGGTGTCGGTCACGCGCAGCCAATCGCAGAGCGTGTCCGCGCTGACGACCGGCTGCACAGGCGGGGTGACGAGGACCAGGTTCATGGTCAGGCAGCGCCGCCTTCGGCCGCCTTGCGGGCCGCCTCCTCCTTTGCAGCCAGTCGCGCTGCTTCAGCCTCTTCAGAAGCCTTGCGGGCCGCCTCCTCCTGTGCAGCCAGCCGCGCTGCTTCAGCCTCTTCGGCCGCTTTGCGTTCGGCCTCTTCCTGCGCGAGGCGATCAGCCTCGGCTTTCTTCTCGGCTGCCGTCTTCTTCTTGGCCTCCAACAAGCCCTGCTGGCGGGCATAGTCTTCCATGCCTTCCGGGCACTCCTCTCCGGCAGGGATCGTCACGGGATAGATTTGGCCCGGCAGTACGCAGGCGAAGTCTGCAAGCAGTTTGGCCATTGCATGTCCTTTGCATAAATGAGGGGTCGGTCTTGTGAAGGGGGCGGGCTACCGCCCCCTCTGGCAAGGCCGACCAGTCTGATCAGACCGAGGTGTTCAGTGCCTTCAGCGCCTCGGGGTTCAGCAGACCACCGCCGACGCGCTTCGTGGTGTAGAAGCTGATGTACGGCTTGGCGCTGTAGGGGTCGCGCAGAACCCGGACGCCGATGCCGTCGACGATCAGGTAACCCTGATCGAAGTCGCCGAAGACGATGGACTTCGACGCCGCGGCCAGGTCAGGCATCGCAGCCACTTCGGTCAGCGGATAGCCCATCAGGGTCGGCGGTACGCCCGCCTGAACCGAAGGCTGCCACAGGTACTGGTTGGTCGTGTCCTTCAGCGTCATCACCGCCCGCTGCGTGTTGCGGTTCATGATGAAACGCGCATTGCCGGTGAAGGCGGACGGAAGAGCGTGCACCAAGTTCTGTACGCCATCCGGCGTCACGGTCGCTGCCGCGCCCGAGTTCACAGTGGTGATCGCACCGAAAGGATGCGCCGCAGCATTGGCGCCGCCGGTGATGTAGGTCAGAAGACCGTTCGGCCGGTTGTTCGCTCCCGTGCCCGAGATGAAGGCAACGCCTTCCTGGAAGGCGAACTCGGTCTGCACCTCACCAGCCAGCCAGGCTTCCAGGTCGACCAGCGCATCGTCGAGGATCTGCTGCGAGGCGAAGGGGTTCGCGTAGATCTCGCCGAGCGCGTAGGTCAGCGAACCGAAGGTCGGGGTACCGGTTTCCGGGCGCGCCGCGGTCTCGCCGACCCAGCCGGAAACCGTGCCGCGCAGGTTGAAGAGCTTCGAGAAACTACCGGTGCTGATCTGCTGAACGCGGCAGATCTGGCGCATCGGGGACACGATGACCAGCTTGTCGGTGATGGTGCGGTCCCACTCGGTCGGGGCCACGAAACCACCTTCCGCTGCGGTGCCCTTGTTGAGGCTCGCCTGGACATCGCCCTTGCGGATGTGCTGGGCGAAGGCCTTCGTGTACTCCGGGTCCGCCACCCGCGACTTCTCGCCGGCACCACCAGCCGCGATCTTGGCCATCGCCGTGTCGAGTGCGCTCTGCAACTCCAGCACGCTGGCGCTGATCTTGTTGACTTCGTCCTTCTTCACGACGTCGTCGAACTTGGCGTTGATGCCTTTCAGCTGTTCGCTGTGGCTCGACTTGAACGCCTCGAAAGCGTTCTGCAGTTCGGCGAAGACGGCATTCGGGTTGGCCTCGGCGCGCGCGACCAAAACGCCGCGGAACGCGGCCTTGTGACGGGTTCCAGACATGGAAGCCTCCTGTTCAGGGTTTCATCGTGGCAATCAGACGCTTCACGGCGTCCGGGTCGAAGCCAGCGCCAGGCGTGGCTGTCCCGGCAGCGCTCGGCGTGCCGGCCGCTTCCTTCATCAGCCGGCGCCGCTCGGATCGCGGCATGCCGGCCTTTGCAAGGGTCGCATCCAGTTTGGCGCGGGCCGATCGAGCGGCGCTGGCCTCTTTGTCTTCTTCGTCGTCGTACTCCGGCGCGTCGAACGTCGCGTCGGCAAACCCCTTCTCGATGGCGCTAGACGGACGCAACCAGGTTTCTTCAGCCATCAACTCGGCGATTTCTGCAGCCGGCAGACCGGTGCGAGCTGCATAGATATCCGCCATCGCTGCATCGAACTCGGCGAATGTCTCTGCTGCATCCCGCATGTCCTGCTGGTTGCCGATCACCATGCCCCAGCTGTTGTGGACCATCAGGAACGTGCCCAGCCCCATCTCGATCCGGTCGCCCGCCATAGCGATGATCGAAGCCGCCGAAGCTGCAAGGCCCATCACCTTCACGGTCACTTCCGCGGGGTGCTCGCGAAGCAAGTTGTAGATCGCGAGCCCCTCGAACATGTCACCGCCGGGGCTGTTCAGGTTGACCGTGACCGGCGCCTTGCCGACGCTGCGCAGCGCTGCTGCCACCCGCTTCGAGGTGACGCCCTCGCCAGTCCAGAAGTCCTGGCCGATCACGTCATAGATCGAGATGGTCGCAGCCTGATCCGCTTCAGCCGCTCGGGGCGCCCACTTTTCAAGAGCGACGGCAGGGGCGTCGAAGGCATAGGACTGCGGGCGCTGAAACGCGGGCGGAGTCGGCAGCTTACGAAGCGACATTCTGATTACCTCCAGCGGGCACAAGCCCAAAGCCGTCCTTGTGCGGTCCGAGGCCCGAAAGCGCACGGATCTCGTTGGTCTCCATCCAGGGCCGGTGACCACCGGCGCCAGATGCCTTTGCGAAGAACTCAGCCTGATCCTTCATCGTGCCGCGCAGCAGCTCACGCTCGTCGAAGTCGGGAATGATCTTTCCCCATTCCGTCGGGGTCAGCAGCGAACGCGTGATCGCGTCCTCCCAGCACTTGAACCAGGGGGCGAGGCCGAAGCGGACGAAGAGGATCGCCAGCTGCTCGATCCCCGATCCCCATGACGTGTCATCCACGAAGAGCAGCGGGCGAGGCACACCGAACACGCGGCCGATCTCCTCGACCTGGGCTGCCCTGGTCTCGGCCAGCTGCGATTGCTCCGCCGTGGTCTGAATCGGCGCTGCCTCCATTCCCTCTTCGAGCACAAGCCATTTTCCGGCGTTCTTCACACCAACCATGTACTCCTGCACCTGAGCGCGCATCTTGCTCTGCGTCTCAGGACTCAGCTGGCCTTTGTGCTTTAGCCAGCCGCCGGCCATGATCCCTTGTTCGAAGATCCTCTCCGCAGCGGTTTGCGCCGCGAGAGCCGTGTTGATGATGCCGGCCGCCATCTCGACCCGGGAAAGGCCTTCCACCCCATCCAGGGAGAGTGATCGCAGATGAAAGACCTCTTCCTGGCGAAGCGTCAGCTGGGTCGAGTTCTGGCGCTGCTGAACCCGGTAGGTCAGGGTGCCGTCCCAATTCTCCACAACCTCCACCGGCCCGGTGATCGGCAAGATCGAGGACACGCGGTTCCCGGTCATGACGATCCGGCCAAAGGCGTTGCCTTTGGCCAGCAGTCTTGCCTGCATCAACTGCTTGAACTCGAAGGCGGTCTGGAACGGATTGGGGCGATACAGAAACAGGTTGTGCAGGGGATGATCCGTAGCGGGCTTGACCTCGCCGACTGCATCCTTCCGCTGCATCACAAGCGGCAGTGTTCCGATGGCTCCTGCGATCAGGTCGATGCACCGCAGGACGGTGCTGTTTCTCAGCGCGCCCTCGATCGTTATGCTGCTTCCGCCGTTTCTCACGTACTCGAGGAAGGCGGGGTCCGTGAAACCGTTGAAGGCTGCAGCCCGCGGCGCCTTCAACGACTTGGCTTCACGGCGGAAGAAGTCCCGAATCCCCATCAGAACACCAGAAAGCCTCGGTCTTCATAGACCGAGGGCCCTTGCGCCGACGCCACGGGGTTCCGGCTCATCAGCATGAACGCGTTGAACATGGCGATCAGGGGGTCGATCTTCGCCTTGCCGGCCGTCTCTTTCGTGATGAGCACCGCATTGCCCCTCTGTTCCGCCCGGGCGTTAGCCAGGCTCCACGCCATCAGCCCCTGCCCGCCGTGGCGGAAGGTGCCGTCCATCAGTTTCCGCTCCATGCCCCAGATCGCCGCGGACAGGCGGTAGCCCTGCGCCACCGCGACCATTTGCTGCGCCGTGATCCCGACGCCGGTCAGCGCATCGACCAGAGCCGTCACGCCGGCAGCGTCGAGCCCGATCGCCGCCTCTTCCGGCAACAGGTCCGCGTCGAGCAGCGTGGCCGCGACATCGCAGACACCTTCATGATCCTCGGTCGGATGCTTGCAGAACGTTAGGTCACCCGCCGCCTCGAAATCCCGCAGCGCCGGAATGATTTCTTTCCGCCGCTCTAGGACGATCGGATGCGCCCAGGCCTTTCCCCACCCAAGAATGCTTCGCGTCTTTCGGCACCGCCCCATGACGTAGACGCCCAGAAGGTCATCGAGGCCGCCGCCGTCGATCCCCTGCACCGCAACCTCAGACCGATCGATCAACCGGAGCAGACCGTCGAGCGACGGATCGACGGCTCCCGGCCAATAGTCGCAACCGACCCACCGGTTCGAGTGCAGCGCCAGCCCGACCTCGACGTTCAGGTGCTGTGTCGCCCAGGCGATCACCTCGGCCTGGCCGTCCTGCTTCGCCCGCTCGTATCCGTTCTGCAGCGCCTCGATCGTGATCGATCGGCCAAGATTCGGCGTGACCATGTGCCAAAGGTCAGGGTCCTGCCAGCGCTTGTCCTCGCTGGTCTGGATCGCCTCCGGAAACTCGTACAGAACCGGCAGCAGCCGGACCCGCTCGGTGATCAGACCGTCCCGCACCCCGCGCGCATATTGCAGCTCAGACTTGAACGCGCCCTGCGGCGGATGGTCGGACTGCGTCGTGATCATCACCAGGCAGGCTTCCGGGAAGGGAAGCATCCCGCCCCGGATCTGTCGGATCACGTCTGCGGCGTAGGGTACGCTGCCGAGGATATGGACCTCGTCGATCAGCGCGAAGACCGGCTTTGCGCCGGTCAGTACATCCATTCCGAAGGTCCGCACCATCAGCCGGGCGTTGGTGACACGGTCCCGGATCGTCTTCTTGTGGTCCTGGATGTGGAACCGCTTCTGCAGGAAGCCTTCCGCATCCGCTTCGATCATCCCCTTGGCCTGCTCGAACGCCACGTCGCTGATCTTCTGCGTCGGGCCGATGATCAGCATGTCGGCATTCCGACGCTGGTTCATCAGCATGAAGGTCAGCGCGATCGCCGCCGCGCTGGTCGTCTTGGCGTTCTTCTTCGGCACCAGGACGAAGACCTCGCCCACTTGGCGCACCTCCGGCCCGGCGGCGCTGGTGTGCATCGAGCCGAAGACCGCGCGGACGATGTCGCGCATCCATTCGCCCGCGGCATCCCGCAGGTACGGCTGTCCGATCACGTCGGGCAGCTGCAGGTTGTCGAAGATCCCGACCGCCCGGGCGGCCGCGGCCTCGTCGAGCGGCAGGTCGGCGATCGGCGTCTCGCCCCGCAGCAGCTTTTCAGCCCAGTCGGGACAAGCGAAGTCGAAAGCCATCTAGGTCAGTTCGGCAGCAAGCTGCCCCAGCCATCCGGCGGGGCCTTGGCTTCGAGATCGGCGCGCTTCTTCTTGCCGACCGGTTCCTCGCCCGGGATCGACGCCTTCGGCTTTGCCTTCGGGGCGTTCGCCGCCTGGGCGATCTCCAGCACCTTCTTCGTCGCCGAGACGTTGCCGTCGAGCATCTGCTTCGTCAGCGCCTGCAGGGCGATGCCTTCCAGGAACAGAGCGCCGTGCTGAAGCTCTCTGGAAAAATTGTCCCGCAGCGTGTCGACGTGGCACCCCATGAAATCGGCGATGGCCTGGTGCGTCCAGCCTGCCGCTTTCAGGTTGATGACAAGCAGTTGATTTTCTTTTGTTTTGGCGAACCTCGGGCGGCCGCGCGGATCACGGAGCGGCCGCAACGGGTC